AAAGAAATTATACTTGATGTAATATCTAATAAAATTGATATAGAATTAGAAAAAAATAAAAATAAATAAAATGAGTTGGTTTAAAAGAAATAAAATTAGAGAAGAATTAAAACAAGAGATTGAAAAATCAGATGAGAAATATAATCGTATAATGGGTTATACTGAATTAGTAAACTATGAAACTTAATATCTGAGTCAGTAAAAAGAAATCACGATAAAGTGGTTATGGATGAAATGGTAAATTTATTATTAGACATCTATGAAGAAAATAAAACAAAATAAATAAATTATGGATAAAACTAAGAAAAAAATTATGGATGTTCTTGCTTATAACTTATATGAAGTTATAAGGGATGAACCAACAATTCCTGGTAGTTATGAGATATATTCAAAAATTGTTGATTATATAAATTCTGATGAATTTGATGATTCAAATAAAATTGGATTATCATTTGAAATTATAAAAGAATTAAAAGATGTAAAATAAAGATGGAAGTTAAATTATGTCTATATTGTAAAGAAGAACTTAACGGTCGGAAAACAAAATATTGTTCAAAGAGTTGTAAAGATAAATATTCATATCACAATGATAATAATAAGAGACAGAAGAAGATTGATAGTTCAAAGGAACGAGTTTTAGAACAAAGAGAAATCGAGAAGGCTAGAAGAAAGAGTTTAGAATATAAAGAACTATTAGAAGAAGTTATAAAGATTGATAACTTAACAAAAGAAGAACAAGCAATACAAGATTTGTTCTATAAAATAATAAATAAATAAAAATGGAAGTTAAAAATATAACAAAAACAAATGAATCAGCTTGGGGAGATAGTATTAAAATATCTCCTTTATTGATTCCGAATAAAGATTTACCAAGAGTTGATGCTGATGGTAATTCTTTTATAATCTCATTCACTGAGGAACAGATTAAAACTATTTATGATAACTGGGTTGAGACATCATCAACTCAACCATTAAATAGTTTTATACTCCAAAATGAACTTTTAGATTATCCAGCTGGAACTTGGGTAATTATAGATGAAACTACCGAAGGATACTCAATCGAATGTATAATTGATTGTGAAGAATTCAAAAAATAAAACAAAATAATTATGGAAGTTAAAGAAATAAGTAATGAGAAGTATAGTATAATAATTTCAAAACTAAAAGATATGAATATGAAAATAGATGGATCAGAGATAATTTATTTAAATGATCTTAAAATTGGAATTGGTCCAGAAGAGTATTATGGTAGATTCCCAGAACATATCCCAGATGATTGGGATGGTATATCTAAATTAGATTATAAATGTGATTATATAACATTTAAAAGATTGAAGGAAATTTATCCTATATGGTATAGGGAAGAAAGATTAAAAAAAATATTAAAATAATTTGGTATATCAATAAAGTTTGATTATCTTTACTGTATAGAAACACTAAAAGATAAAACAAAATGACAAAGAATCAATTTATTTACGACCACGGAAAATTTGAATATGATCAAATAATGAAAGAATTTAATAAAAAAGGATACACTAAAACTATCCAAGAATTAGGACATATTAACAATGATTATTCTAATGACGCTATAAATCTATTACAAAAACAATATTCTCTATGGATCAATGGTAAAAATTATAGAGTTAATTTAGATGATCTAATTACAATTTTATATAATCACGATTTTGATTTCAGAGAAGTTTATGGACACACAGATTATATGGCATCTAAAGTTAAATTTATAGATGAGATGAGTAATCTTAAATATACTAGACAAATGAATAAAGTATATGATAGTGAGTTGAGTGGTGAAAGAAATATAGTAATTTATAAATAAAAATAAAATATGAAAAAGATATTAGTAGCATTAACAATTGGTTTATTATCAGTTAGTTGTAATAAGAAAGTGGAACACTGTAATAAGATTTGGAATAATGATGGTACAATCAAAGAGATCCGTTGTTGTAATCTAAAGGATGCTGAGCAGAAAGAAGTTTTAGATAGTGAGGGGAACTTTAGTTATTATGAGTATGATTGTCCTGAGTAATTTAATCTAATTTATAATTAACCATAAACTCCCTTTGTTGGGGAGTATTCTTCCATTCACCTTTTTTAATATAATTAGGTATATCATAAGTAATATGATTACAATCAGTATATTCTAATAAGAATCTCCAACAATATTCAGGATAGTAAATATTCTTTATGTTAGTATTAAATATTAATAAAGCTGGTATGAAACTACCAAATCCAAAACATAAATTCTTAGAATTTAAAATATAATCCATATCCTGATTTAAATTATTAATCTCGAATATTATATTATCATATTTCTCTAATAGATGAGGTATGACAGGACTTCTATCATCCTCACATATAATGTATATCTTGTCCCATTTACGACTCTCTATTACCTTAATATAAAAATCTAATGGTGGTTGTATAAACCCTGGGTGTGGATTAATTGAATTTATATCACCACTTCTAACGTGTATAATTAAATCATTATCACCTAGATTCAAATCAATAGGGGTTAATTTAAATGACTTTCTTATCGTTTCTAAGACACGTTCTCTATTATCATTGAATACCTCATCAGAATAATTAGATGACTTCCTAGATGAGAAGAAATGATTCTTACTATTAGATATGACATCACTATTATCACCACCCAATTCCATAGATTCAAAGTATTTATGATTAGGTATATCTAACCTATCTTGATCCAAATGGTATCCTATATGTAACGCATTTATAAGTTGAGTAACATTATTACCAAATCTACCATACCAATTATTTATCTTAACCATAAATTATTCTATAATTTTAGGTGTCCAACTTTCATCTAAACCATTTAGTTGAGTAACGAATTTCTCTCCGATATTTTTAATAATGTATGGATATTCAGACATTAACATTAACATATCATCTAGGTTTATTATAACTGCCCATTGCTTATCAATAGGGTGTTTTATGTAATGGGTATATGTACTAGTAATTCCCTTAAATAAGAAAGATACTAATGTATCTATTTTAGTAATTAAATCGATTGCTTCTTGTTCTGTTTTGAAAATTATACCGTTCATCTAATTTCTTTTAATTTTTGTTGGTAAGCTTCGTGAGCCTCCAATTCATTATTATTATTATTATTATAGCTATTTTTAGTTATTTGGATCACTTAACCAAGTCTCAATATCAGTTATCTCAGTTGGAGTCAAAACTTTATAATAGTATATAAGTTTATCTAAGCTACATTTAGTAGTTGTGGTTGAACTTCTAATCATACCCCCAAATGCTATATTATCCCTACTTGGAATATCAGCGAACCATTTACCCTCAAAAGGTGGAACTGCTGATGGCCATCCTTGTAATGTTTCCTCAACTCCGTTAAGTCTAATATACCAATTAGACCCATCACTATATATAATAGCGTAAAAGTAATCACCATCTGTTAATTGAGTGGTTGTCATCTGACCTTGATAGTAATTACCACCACCAGGTGATACCGAAGTTACTATACCCAATTCCCCAGTTGATCTCTGAGCAATCCTTATATGTGAGGTCGTTGTTGACGTATCACAAGATGAGAAATACCAAGAATTAGCAAAAGCATATCCACTGAAACATATAGCTCCATATTCGTGAGTACCAAATAAATTAGTGGTACTGTTAGATAGAATATCATCCACTCCATCAAAACTAACAGCAGTCGCACCATAAATAGGTTGTTTAGTGGAAGTAATTTGAGTCATATCTAAACCATTAGTTGATTTATCCATCCAAGTATTTACTTGAGTACCATCAGTAATAGATCCACTATTAAATGTTGATTCATCACTTCTGTGATACCATAATTCTAGATTAGATATATCATCGGGAGACCAAGATGGAGTTCCACCAGTAGCTTCATATAAAGCCTGTAACCAAGATCCATTTACAGAACCAGTAGCTCCCTCTGATATAGCTATTGGTTGAATCCAATTCCCATTTATAGAACTAACTCCAATTGCATCTGCTATTGCTTGTATCCAAGATCCATTTACAGGATCAGTTGCGCCAAAATAGTAAGCTATTGGTTGAATCCAAGATCCATTGATAGGGTCAGTAATTCCATATTTATTTGCTATAAGTTTCCAGTAGTCTCCCATATTTCTTATTTAATTTTCTTATTATATATTGGTTTTAATCTTGTTTAATCTTTTTAGACTTATAGGTTTCAATAGAAGTTATACCTACCAATGAACATACAAAAGTAAGTAACATACCTAGAATAGTAACATATTCTATAGTCATAATAAGTGAGGTTATTACCGTTATAGTAACTAAACACATACTCCATATACTAAAGAATCTTTTAGAACTCTCAGTTGTATCACTGTTTATTATCTTCCTTATAAGTCTTTTCATCTTTAATATCTATTTTTAAAATATCATCCATTTGTTTATTTAACTCTTCTCTAAGAGACTTTAATATAGTTTTGGATGATCTCTCTTCAACTTTCTTTTTAGTTTCTTCTACCATCTCTTAAATTATCTAATTTTATTGAGATAATTTCTTTAAGATTTATTATCTCATTACGAACATCCTTATTCATACTAGATAAGTGGCTTAATGAATCAGCTAGTTTATTCAACATTACAAGATTCTCTCTCTCGGTTTCCCTCATCTCCTTATTTAAGGCTTCTAATTTGTTATCACATTTATCTCTCTCATTGTTTAATTCAGTTGTATATTTCTTCTCTTTTCTGACAAGATAGATTATACCAGCAACTAAAACTGCAACAATTGGGGAATATTTAAATAACTCTAAAAAAATATCATTCATTATACAAAAAATATACTATCTTGAAATGATGAATCATCACCACCACATTCTCTCTTCGCAGTAGAATCAATATTAAGATCATCTAAGAAAACAGGATACAAATCTTTATTCTCTATTAAATAAGTTTTAAGTCTATTATCATAGAAATTGGCTTTCTGATCTTTATTATGATAGTTCCACATAAGTGCTTTATATTCAGGAGAATCTGAGAAATCACCCCTCTGAGTCTGAATTCCCTTATTCTTTAATTGATAAGATAGTGATACAACACAGTCAGCTGCTGATCTCCAAGCAACAGATGATTGAATATAATCTTGAACTAAAGTTGTTTCATCAGCATTTAAAGTCTGATTGTTATATTTTGTAAGTAGGTCTTTATAAAAATAAGTTCCTAGTATAGATCTAACCCACATATCAGCACTTGTCTTAACCAATGGTATAATATCATTCGCATCTACGTTTTCTGTAACGTCAGTATTTAGTTTTAAATAAGCTTCTGTAATAAAATAATTCATTATTGTTGTTTAATTTCTTTTTCTATAATTTGATAATCATTAATTTTTAATGGTTGGTTCAACTCATAGATATCAATAAGTTCATTAAAAATATCAGTTAATTTATTTCTAAATGGCATTACAACTGATTTCTCATATATAGCATAAGACATTTCTAATTCTTGATTATTACCTAACGAACCAGCAACTTTAACTCCCATTATACCAGGGTTTATACTCCAAGCTTGACATATAGAATCTATCAAATCTTTTCTCGTAGTTGTAAATAACTTATCATTATTATTAGTTGGTACAGGAATATACTCTGGAGTATTCTCAAGCCCATTTCCAACTAAAACAGTAACTTTACCATATCTATCTTGATCTGTTCTAGCAAATGATTCTTTAAATGCTCTTTTCTCATCATCTGATTTAAATGCTGATGGTTTTCTAACCACTGCTGATGGGAATATAGAACTTTGTATATTAGCCTTTTGGAAAAATGGAATTTCTCCATCCATAAATGCCCAATTCAAAATCGAATTATAATTTGGGATTGGGTAGATGTCCTGTCCTGGTGTATTTTCTTGATATACAAATAAAGTCTTTTCTTCTTTACAACCAGGTGTATATCTTTTAAATAGTTGTTTAGAAATTCCTCTAGACCAATCCATACTATAAGAAAATTCAGTATTGAATTCATTATTTCTAATAGTAGATGGATCTAATCTGAAAAGTTTTGTAGTACTCGTACTCTTATCTACTAAGACACATACTCTCCTATGTATAACTAAATCTCTAGTTAAGATATAAGCCATATCTTTGAACTTATTAATCTTCTCAAAAGTCTTAATATCTACCTTCTCTATAGCTGATAAAATATCAGGTTTTCCAATTTCATATCCACCACCAATTATAGAATTCGTAATAAAGTTAATTATACTCCCGTGAATAGAAGAAGTATAGTACATTTGATTTAATAGTTGAGGATATAGATTATCATCTCCAAATCTAACAATTCCATTTTGAATATAATATCTATTTACATTAGGCATAGATAAATTACCTTTACCAACTTTCATAAATGGAGTTGAGAAAGACTGATAACCATCAACTGATTGAGTTAGTGGTTCTTCTGATCTTCCGAAATTCATTCCGAATATTTTCATAGTTAATTTTTTATTTTATAAATAGACAGAATCTATTATTTGGTTATCTCCCTCTACAACCATTCTAGCAGTTGAAATTGGGTTATTTGAAACAATATCTGATATCTGTATATCATCATCAATGTCTATTGGAGAATCACTTCTATAAACGTTATATTTATATTGTCCCGAAACTAAATTAATTGGTAGTGAATCAACATTACCATCAGAACCACTATCACTTTCTTCTAAAATAAACTTATTATATCTGTTTGTTGAATTAGATACATCAGGAGTTGTAAAAAACCTTGATACTCTTTCAATATCAAATTCATTTATAAATTCAAATAAATAATATGGAGTAGCTACCATAGTACCTAACCATTTAAGTTCTAAAACAAAAGTATTTTCTGTATTCTTCTCTATATAAATCATAGTATATTATTTAGTTATAAAAAAAGGAGTAGTGATCATCTCACCACTCCTTTATAATTATTGTAGTCTATCTATTAAACTGTTGTACCAGTTGAGATAAATGCTTCAGCTAAAGTAGAATCAATCTCTTTCGCTAAATACTTAACTTCTCCTAAAAGTGTTACAGAGTATTTAGAACCATCAGCTTTCGCTGTTCCTGATCCCTCTCCTGTAGCAGTTAATTGAAGATCTTGAAATACCCAGTAAGTATCATTGTAATCTTTAACAATAGCTCCAAGGTATCTTTGTCCCTCTCCTAAAACTTTTATAGATCTAGATTTTAAAGCTTCTCTTCGTGAGAACATTAAGTTAACTGTTTGAGTAACAACTGTTGAACCATTTGTTAATTCTGCTGCAGTTTCCTCAGTATAATTAGATGAATTTCTAGTGAATTCAAAACCAGATGGTGCAGTAGCAGCGATAAGTTCAGTAATGTTCCAAGTAGCGTCATCCTCTACGAAAGAAGTTTGGTCTTCAATATCCCATACATAGAATTCACGAATCCCACCTAAGTTATTATCACAAGACTTACTTAATCCTTCTATTGGTGTGCAATTTGCCATTTTATATCATATTATTTTTATAAATGGGGGAAGTTAATATACTCCCCCATTTTTAGTGTGTCTGTCTATTAGTTATAGAAAACGATTTCCTTTGGATTAGTGTAGTGGAAACCAACTTTCAAGTTAACTCTAGTTCTTAACAATGGTTCAGCTACTGAATCTTCCAAGTTAACTGCTTTAAGAGCTCTTGAATCTCCCTCACCATCGAAAGCATAAATCATATTATCCTTTCTTGTAAGTACCATTCTGTTGTTTGACATACCCTCACATACAACAATCTTAATACCTAAGTAAGTAAGACCTAATGATTGAGTAACATAAGTTTGAGTGTTACCAAGTGCTGCTGCTAATTGGTATGCTGCTGCTACGTTTGAAGAAACATAGAATCTCAAGTCTGCAATTTTAGATTGAAGTTGAGGAAGTAAAGCAACATATACTTTATTCATTTCAGCAAGTACGTTAGTTGAATCAACAGTTGTTGCAGTAACATCAACGATATCAGAATCAGCTGCGAATTTAGTTTCGTAACCATCTACTAAGTCTAAGAAAGTTGAAGAAGTACCACCAGTGTTACCTGTCCATCTTGCGATAGCGATTTCTTCTTGAATTTCATTTGACATTTGTTCCCAGTAGTATCCCATAAATTCTGGAACTTCAAAAGAACCATTTGATCCTGAAGCCATTTTCAAAGAGATGAAAGATTGTTCTAGGTCAAATCTACACAATTCAGCCATTGCTGATAATGGAGTAACATCGATATCAATCGCTGTTAATGGTTGTGAATCAGCTGAGAAAGAACAAGCTGAGTCTTTCAATACATCACTAAACAATACGTTAGCAATTTTGGTTGCTGATTTAATACCTGGTAGGGTACGATAGTTATTTACGATATCTTCTGTAACGAATGCTTTAGCGTAAAATTGTTCTGGATTTGGACATAAAAGTGCGTTTGCGTCTACGTTCAAATCAAATTTTAATTTTCTATTCATTTTAAATTAATTTTTTTTATTAGTTTTCATTAGAGATAAATTTAGAGATAGCTGAGAATCTTTCTTCAATACTCATTTCTGTTTTAATATCATCAATCTCATTATCTTCTCCTTCATTGATTTCATTATTTCCAATCTCAGCTTTAATACCAGAGATCATATCGTAAATTTCATCAAGTTTTGGTTGTAAAATAGTCATCAACTCAGTTTCATCGATTGCCATTTTAGCTTCTTCAGCAGGTTTATCTTCTGCTGGCATATCTTCTGCCATATTTTCATCAACTGGTTTCTCGATTGGAGCGTCAGCTGGTTTATCTTCTGGTTTATCTTCTGCCATTTCTTCTTTGTTAATATCTTCTGGATTTTCTTTCTTTGTCTCATCGATTGGAGCTTGTTCAGCTTCAATCTCTTTAACCTCTGTGAATTTTCCACCAGATACAACATAAATTTTATCACCAATAGTGTGTTCACCATCTGGTAACATAATGTCTTTATTCATATTGAATTTGTTATTTTTTTCTACGAACTCTTCTAATTCCATTCCTAAGAATCCCTCAATAGAATATCCAACTCTATCAGTTCTCACTAATTCATTGTAATACTCTCTATCAGTAATCTGAGAAACAAGAAATACAGAACCTCTAGGAACTGTAACTCCGTATTCACTTTTTATATAATCAACTTTACCATCTGAATCTATTAATACAGACTCTAAGATATAAGCTGGGACAGATTGATCACTATTATGTTCCAAATTGAATACTCTCTTCGGATCTAAGTTCTTCATAAAATCCATATACAACTCTTCTATTACATCTTCGGTAAATTTTACATTATACTTACCGTAATCATCATTCCTGAAAATTGTCATAGGAATCATAATAGGAGCTGCTATTCTCATTTTAGTGTCATTAACATCAGTAAATTGCTCAAAACTAACATTCAAAGATACATCAGTCTTACTATCCTGTGTAGTAAATGCTACACCCTTAACTTTGATTGCTGGATTCTTTGTGAATGCTATTTGATCAATACCTACTTCTTCTCCCCCTTCCGATCGTGACTGGGAAAC